ACAAAACAAAATTGTTGTTGTTGGATTAAATGCCGCCGGATTAAGTTATTTAAAAGACACTCCTTTAGGACTCATGACCGATACACAAATAAGTGCTCAGGCCATGGAAACAGATCTCACAGACACACAACTAATCAGAGATGGTAATACCAATTTGATAGAAATAGTAGCAGTTTTTGTCTTTGGATTTTTGCTGATATACATTATACCCAAGTTGGGTATTACCACCACTGTGCTGACTTATATGACGCTTGTAGCCACCATTATAACGTCTAGTTTGATAGCATATAACACATCCTACATAATGCTAGATGCATCTTTTCCAGTGCTGTTTGTTACCATTGTTTGGGGCCATTTGGTATTCAACAGTTTTGCTAAACAGTACAGATTGAGACAACAGATCAAGAAACAGTTTGAACATTATCTAGATCCACGTATGGTCAAACGATTACAAAAAGATCCTGGCTTATTGAAGTTGGGTGGTGAAACAAAAACAATGACATTTATGTTTTCTGATATCAGAGGCTTTACTCCAATTAGTGAAAAATACAAGGGTAATCCACAAGGACTAACAAAACTAATCAATAGGTTTTTGACACGTATGACCAATATCATAATAAAAAACAAAGGTACAGTTGACAAATTTATGGGAGATTGTATCATGGCATTTTGGAATGCACCGTTAAACACGCCAGGTCATGAAAAACTTGCTGTTCGCACTGCTATACAAATGCAAAAAGAACTAAAAAAATTAAACAGAGAATTAAAGAAAGAAAAACTTCCGCAAATCAATATAGGTATAGGTATAAACACAGGCCAGGCATTAGTTGGTAATATGGGCAGTGATCAACGGTTTGATTATTCTGTGATAGGAGATGATGTTAATCTAGCATCTAGACTTGAAAGCAGTTCAAAAGAATTGGGTAGCACTTTGGTCATTGGAGAAAAAACAAAAACAAAATGCCGAGGTTTACGTTTCAAATCATTGGGTACTATTAAAGTTAAAGGCAAAACAGAAGATATAAATGTTTACACAATCTAAGAGTTAAATACGTATATAATGGAAAACTTTTTTAAATTGGTTGCAGAACTTGGATTGCCCATAGCAGGCACAATAGGTCTTGGTGCATTTATAATGGTTATTATAAAGTACATTTTGGGATCTGTTGTTAGTTCTATAAAATTTATTGAAACTGTTATAACACAATTAGATAACAGAGTAAAAACAATGAACAACGATATTATAAAATTAGATCAACAAGTATCTGAACAATTGGGACTGCCTGTTGATACCAGCAGAGTGGCCCGAGCAGATGGTAAGAAGGACGCAAGGAAAGACTAGATGAATATAGCATCACTTATAAGCGATTATGGTTTTCCAATTGTAGCAGTTTTCTTCCTTGCCTATTTTATTTGGTATCTTTACAATTACATTGTAAAAGAAATTAAACCTAAACTGGGTTCCACTTCCAACACACTGATTGCTCTCATTGATCGTGTGCGTATGTTGGACAACGATTTGATTCGACTAAAAACAAAAGTTGAAACAATGTCGCAGGTCCATCCTAAAAACAAAAAATAGTCGCTTTACTTTCATTCACAACAGGTTAAGTATTTTAGATGAATTATTTTTTGGTAGTCATAATGTGTATAGGAATGGATTGCTCCACAGCATGGAATCCAACACCTTACGACTCAAAGTTTGAATGTGAGATTAGTGCCAAAGAGACAGTGCAATCACTTTCAACAACTTTTCCAGACAGTGATGGCGAAGTGTACTGTCTTACCAAAGATGAATATAAATCTTGGAAACTTGCTATCGAATCCGGTGTAATACCAAGACTTAATAAACATAGACTTACTCAACCACTAGAACAATCTATCTAGCAATTGACATTTTAATAATATCTGTTATAATTGAAACATGGCTTCAAAACGTTCTAGAACTGCGGTCAAAACACTGACTTGGCGTGTGTTAGCAACAACTGACACATTTATTATCAGTTATATTATTACTGGCAGATTTGATTTTGCTGGTGCAATTGCTGGTATTGAAGTAGCAACCAAAATGATTTTATACTATCTGCATGAAAGAGCCTGGAGCAAAATAAAATGGGGCAAACTTTATATAGATTTGCCTACGTCTCCATATCCATATGAGGATTGGAAAATAAAAAGATTACGGGCATGGTTAGATAAAAATGGTAATAAAAGATTGGCAAGGTTATTAGGATGACAAGATGTTGGGAGTTTCAATTAGATCTTAAAACTAGAAAAATTAAAACTTTTGTTTATAGTGACACAGGCACTGACATAGAAGAAAGATTTACTAAAGGATACAAAGTTTCAAATATAAAAGAGATCGATGATCCATTAGAGGAAAATAAAAAGGTTGTAAAATGATTCATGCAATGATTGATCTTGAAACACTCAGCACCAGTCCTAATGCTGTAATTTTGACAGTTGGTGGCGTAAAATTTGACCCAAGCACACAAATGAAACCTTATAATGAAATGTATTTTAGAATGGATGTTGATAGTCAAACACAAATGGGAAGAAATGTGCAACAAAGCACACTAGATTGGTGGGCAACGCAACCAAACGAAATTAGTGAAGAAGCACTAGGAGATGGAAATCGTATATCTATAGAAGATGCTTGTAAGCAAATTAATAAATTTAGTAGTGGTGTTGATGTGTTTTGGTGCCAAGGGCCATTATTTGATTATGCAATATTGCAAAATTTATACAGTCAATTAGGAAAACCATTGCCATGGAATTATTGGCAAATTAGAGATTCGAGAACTTTGTTTTCGTTAGTGCCTAGAGAAAAAGATTATAGAACAGGATTACACAATGCCTTAGAAGATTGTAAATTTCAAGCAAATAAAGTCCAAAAAGTATATAGGCAATTAGGTATAAAATGACATTCAAAAAACCATTTGAGAACATAGACAGATATGAAGACTGCACCTGGCTTGGCAACGATAAACCTCTTTATGAAAATAAAATTTGTGCCATGTTCAAAGATAGGTATCCAGTGACCACAGGACATTTATTATTTGTGCCAAAAAAAAATGATTCTTACACAGTAGGTGAAACATATAAACTTGCTTACATTTACGGACAAAAAGGCATTAAAGATGGCACATGGACAGGTTATAATATTGGACAAAATCTTGGAAGGTCAGCAGGACAGAGTATTTTTTGGCCGCACATACATTTTATTCCAAGACTAGACGGTGACAGTGATCCTAACAAACACAACGGTATAAGACTTGCACATCCAGATGGCGATCATACTAACTACTACTGATGCCAAAAATAAAAAAGAAATTAAAAAAGCCTAGGTTATATAGAGAAGGCAAAATCTATATTAGTCCGGATGGTGGAGAAACTGTTTACGAACAAAAAAGAAATGGTGATCGTGGACCTTTAGTTTCTAAAACTGAATTAGCAGAAGACATAGAACTTGCACAAAACGAAATAGAAATGCATGGAGTTTATGCAATACAATTAAGAAAAAAATATCCTGCATTAAAAAAAGCATGGGACAAATATAAATTAGTATGGAGCATGGTTCACAATGACTAAATTTGTTTCTATAATTGGCAATGGAGAAAGTAGACTAGGATTTGATCTTACCCCATTAAAAAATTTTAGCACCGTGGTAGGATGTAATGCACAATTTAGAGATTACAATTTTGATTATTTTGTTTGTGCTGATAGGCATATGTGTCAAGAGGCAGTAAACACAGTTGGAAAGAACACAGTGATCTATACAAGAGACAAATGGTATAAGCAATTTGCCATGTGGCCAAATGTAAAAAAATTACCCGAACTACCATACGAAGGTACAAAAAGGCAAGATGAAGCATTCCATTGGGGTACTGGACCTTTTGCAGGAGTAGTTGCAGGGTCGTTCAAACCTAAAGCAGTGTTCATGATAGGGTTTGACTTATATCCGTTACCAGGTTCTGACAACAAAAAAGACAATAACATTTATAGAGATACAAAGGGTTACACCTACATAAAACGCCCTGTCGATCCAAGTTATTGGATTTATCAATTTGCAAAACTGTTTGAACACACAGATTGTAGGTGGATCGTGGTTAATAGAGAAGACTGGAAAATGCCACAAGAATGGAGTCAACATAAAAATGTTTTTCAAGAATCATACGAAGGCATGGCCAAATTTGTACAAAAGCAGTTGACAAAATCTAAATAACTGTTATAGTTAGATATGTTTGAAAATATAAAAGAAAATGAAGTAATTGCACTAAAATTTTCCACAGGAGAAGAAGTGCTGGCAACATTTAAGAAAGCAAATGAAAATTCAATTTCAATTATGAAAGGTCTTGTTTTAATGCAAGGTCCACAAGGAATTGCTTTAGGAACTTTTTTTAGTACTGCAGATCCAGAAAAAGAAATAGAATTAAACAAAAATCTTATATTGAGTGCGGCTGAATTAAATCCTAAACTTAAAGATCAATATAGTAATGTGTTTAGTAAAATTAAAACACAACCTAAACCATCAATTATTACATGAAGTCAAAACACAAAGAAAGTATAGTGTGTTTGGTTGATGCAACTGAATCTATATTAAATGCTATGGAAAAACATGGCATTGACGCTGATGAGGTGGCATCTAAACCAGAGTTTAAAATATTAGTTCATTTGATTAAAACAATCATAGACGGTGAAATTGGTATTCCAAATGAATTATCAGATAAAATTAAAAATCTTACAGATAATTTAGATCTTGACATCAATACCAATAAAACTGTACACTAGCATTAGAGGACTTCAAGACAATCATCCCTCTCTAAATATTCTGCTTGTCATCAAAGGAGACAAAGATGGCATACTACTCTACTAAAACATATGATCACAATGAAGGTCTGAGTTGTGCTTTTCGACAATGGAAAGCAACACATTCTCACTGCCGTTGGATCCATGGATATGCTCTGGCAGTTAAGTTCACATTTGGTGCCCATAAACTAGATGATAGAAATTGGGTGCAGGATTTTGGAGGACTAAAAGATATCAAGCAATGGTTGAAACAAATGTTTGATCATACTTTATGTATTTCTAAAGACGATCCTGAACTTGATAAGTTCAAAGAATTACACGCAAAAGACTTGTGTGATTTGAGAATTGTTCCTGGTGTTGGCTGTGAAAAATTTGCTGAACTGATCTACAATCACGTAAGTAAGATTATCAACAACGATAGAATATGGTTAGAATCTGTTGAAGTGAAAGAACACAGCGGTAATGGAGCAATTTTTAAAAGACCAAATTAAGATTACACTATCTGGCACAAAAGAATTAACGTATAAAATTAAATTGTACAATAATCCTTTTGTGCTTAGATGGTTGCAAGAATTAAAAAATATAATCAGACAGAAACTAATATTAGAGAAAAATTATTGTTTCATAGGGTTTGCCGATGGCACCAGGGATCTCACGTTTTTATGTAAGGAATTAAATGTTTCAATAAAACAGATCAATGATTTTAATTTTAGTCAAGCATGGCAACTTGCAGGACTAGAGCCATATAAAATTGAACGTAATTTTACTCCTACAGATTTTATGGAATCTGAAGACTTGCCGATTGGAAGACAGTTAGAAGGCTGTAGGCTTAAACATGAAGCCTGTAATGAATTACATAGATACTTTGAAGATTTACAGGGTCAGGCTTGGAATCTTAGCAAGTATTACTATGCGGCAGATAATAAAACAAAATATGCAATACGACAACTGAACAATATCTGTCATGAGATAGAAGGTTGGGTAAACGCATATAGAAAATCAAAATTTGAACCTGAATGGATAAGACCCAGCCAAATAACAACCTTTTTACATGCACCGAGGAAGCCTTTACAAGACAGCGACTACGAACTTTTTAAACAAAATAGATATGATAGAGAACTTGGTGGTGTTTACCTTCATTGGTCACAGGTAGGAAAAACTTTGTATGAGGTATGGAGAGATCATGATGAAGCAGTAGGAGAGGGTGGAATCAATGCACAAGAACTTTACAGCGGTGAGTTTGATATTGAATGGGGACAAACAATTACTGATGCTAATGATTTTAAAAAAACAGAAACAGAAGAATTTAAAAAATGGTTAAAAGACAATGACTATGATTGGGAAGATCCTAAACTAGCACTGGGTTACATAAAGTTAGGACAAGTAGATCTAAATGAGTCCTTTGGCACAGATAATTTCTTAGAGGTATACAAGCAAATGTTGAATTGCTTAAATATTAAAAAGATAAAAATCACGAGTGGTAAGCAAATTGAAAATGTGTATAATTATAGCCTTAGTGATAGCAATTGGAAAGACATACAAATAAACGAATTGAGAAAAGGTTATGAATCACATACTTTGCGTTAAATGGGGTAACAAGTATATTAGTCAATACGTAAATGTTTTGAAAAATATGATAGCAAAACATACTACGGTTCCTTATCAATTTCATTGTTTTACAGAAGATCCAAAAGGACTTGATCCTGATGTAAATGTAATTCCTTTTCCTCCAGGTGGACATATAAAAGGTTGGTGGAGTAAATTAAGTATGTTTCAAAAAGATATAGGAATACAAGGAACAATTTTGTATCTAGATCTAGACGTAATAGTGTTTAGAAACATCGATGAACTTTTTAGTTACAATCCTGGAAAATTTATGATAATAAGAGACTTCAATAGATGCAGAGTGTCGGATTGGAAACAGAGTAATTCAAGCATAATGCGTTGGAACACCGGCACTATGAATTATCTATGGGAAGAGTTTGATGCAGATCCCAGCAAAGCAATTGGCAGAATGCACGGAGATCAAGATTGGATAATGAAAAAAGCATCCAAAGATATCAATCACTGGCCAGACGAATGGATAAGAAGTTACAAATGGGAGATGATGGGCAGGAAAGATACCAAAATAAGAAGAGGTACAAAACATATTTTTGAACATCCTCCGAAAATTGAAGACAATACCAAAATAGCAGTTTTCCATGGAGAGCCAAAACCATTTAACTGTGGTGATCAATTTGTAATTGACAATTGGAAATAATCTGTTAAAATAATAATATGCGTATAGGTTTTTGCTGTAAATGGCTTAATGATAGATCTGAGTTTGGCGGTATGAAAGTAAATGCCAAAGACAGAGAACTTAATGGTAGATCAACAACAATGCGTTGGTTGAGAGAACATCCTAATGATGCTGAACAGCGACAATGGGATATAATGAATCACAATGCGGCCGCGGCCAAGAGAATGGTTGAACGTGTTGCTACACTGCCTCCAGAACGTAGAATGGTTCGACTTGGTTCTGAAATGTTGCAAGGCTACACAGAAAAAAATTGGATCGATTGGTGGCAAAGAAAAGAAATACAAGATCACTGTGCAAAAATATTTGCTCCTGTTGGTGAAACTGCAAGAAGATTAGATGTCAAAGTCAGTTTTCATCCTGGACAGTTTTGTTGCCTTAGCAGTATTACTCCTGACATTGTTGAAAGAAGTTTAGAAGAATTTGAATACCACGTGGACATGGCTCGTTGGATGGGTTATGGCAAGAGTTGGCATGACGGTTGCAAAATTAATGTACATATTTCAGGCAAACTAGGACCAGAAGGATTGTTAAAAGTTTTTCCTAGACTATCAAAAGAAGCACAGAATTTGATCACAATAGAAAATGATGAGATGGGACATGGACTAGAACACACATTACAAGTGGCACACAAAATTGCACTAGTGCTAGACATACATCACCATTGGATAAGAGCAGAAGAATACATTGATCCAAAAGACGATCGAGTCAAAAGAGTAATTGACTCATGGCGTGGGGTAAGACCTACTTTGCATTATTCCTATTCCAGAGACGAACACTTGGCTCCAGCAGAACTTGGTGACAAAATGCACACTGAAATGCACGACATCAAAATGCTTTTGGAAAGAGGTTGTAAAAAACAAAAACTTAGAGCACACTCTGACTTATTGCCTAACAAAAAAGTCAATGACTGGGCATTAAGTTTCGGAGAACATTTCGATATACAAACAGAGGCTAAAGGTAAAAACATGGCCGCTGAGCAACTGTACAACCAGTGGCTAAATATTGAAAATGGAACCAATTAGTAAATCAAAACACGCACCAGGTCTATACAGCGGAGACATAAAAAATAAACTAACTATTTGTGAAGTTCATAGAAGGTTATATAATAGACTCAAAGATACACCTTACATGACCAATGAATTAAGACACTTACTTGAACAGGGTTTTGTGATGGGTAAAAAAATGCACTATAGATTAGCCAAATACAAACACAATTGGACTGAAGATCTTTTTAAAGAAAACTTACAAAATGACAATCAAAAGATCACACAGGAAAAACCTATTGAGTGGCAGTACCTAACCAAATAAATATTGATATGCATTATAGAGAATTCATAGATAAAAGTTGTCCAAGAACAAAAGCAGAAAGTTGTAGTTGTGAAAGCGTAAAGACATTGTCTGAACAAGCCTCTGATGTAAAAGCATATGTTGAATTGCAACACAGCGACAAAGTCAAAGGTACCATATTATTGATGCAAAAGCCTGGCACTCCCACTATGATCAAAGGAAGAATTGAAGGACTTGAGCCTGGTGAACATGGATTTCATATTCATGAATTTGGTGACATGAGTGAAGGTTGTAAATCAATGGGTGGACATTACAATCCAGATGGGGTTGATCACGGTGATTTAGAACAAGGGCACGTTGGTGATCTTGGAAACGTTACAGCCAGTGAACAGGGTGTTGCAGATTTCACAATAGTCGCAAAACGTGTTGACCTAATGGGGGACAGATCAGTTGTTGGCCGAGGTATGGTAATACACGCAGATCGAGATGATCTTGGCCGAGGCGGTGACGCCGAATCCAAAAAAACTGGTAATGCAGGTGACAGATTGGCCTGTGGAGTCATTGTTCTTAAAGAATAAATCATTTATAATATAAGCATGACAAGACCTCTTGATATCAAAAAAGAAAGTCTAGACAATGGCTATGATAAAAAATACAAATATTCGATTTATCTCAACAGTGATGGAGTTGTAGAAGATTACATACACTGGTGCGAAAGAAACTGTCAAGGCAGATGGGGATGGTGGTACATTACACATCCAGACTGGGATAGACATTGGGACAGTAGTAAAAACAAGGCATACATGAGTTTTAGTCGCAGATACGAAGCAACAAAATTTTGGTTTGCCAATGTTAATTTAATATATGACACAGATTACGGAAAAGATTGAACATTGGGGAGCAAATCTTAAACTGCTTGAAGGCATGGATAGATTTCAATACATTATAGAGCAGGCACGTATAGCCAAACCTATAAATGAAAAATATAAGATACGAGAATTTCAAATACATGGTTGTGCTAGTAAACTTTGGTGTGTGCCAGAGATAAGGCAGGATAGATTATTTTTAACTGTGGACAGTGATGCATTTATTACAAAAGGCACGGCGGCTATAATTGCCGATATATTCGACGGACAATCAAAAAAAGATATTCTTGCAGTGACCACTGAAGACATGAAGAAATTAGGAATTTTAGAAATACTAACACCACAAAGACAAAATGGTCTAAGTAATTTGGTTAATAAAATTCAAGTGTACGCAGGTAAAAATAAGTAGTAGTATGCAATGGTTTAAAATTACAGATTCAGCAAAAACACAAATGGAAAACCTTTTGAGTAAAAATCCAGACAAATACGCTGTCAGTCTTGCTGTTAAGGGTGGAGGCTGTGCAGGATTCAAATACGAATGGGGATTCATAGACACTAAAGATCAAATTGAAGAAGATTCTCATGTAGAAGATTGGAACACAGGCAAATTTGTTGTAGACTCACAAAGTATGCTTTACGTGGCTGGCACACAAATCGATTGGAAAGAAGAAGTTTTTGGATCACAGTTTGAAATATCCAATCCAAATGCCACTGGAGGATGTGGTTGTGGAGAAAGTTTTGGAGTCTAGATGTCAATACTTGACGATTCCTGTTTTATAATTGGTAACGGTGAAAGCAGAAATATATTTGGTGACCTAAATAAATTAAAGATAGGAGCCACTATATATGGTTGCAATGCAATTTATAGAGACTATCCTGATCTTTGTGATAAAGTTTTTGCAGTAAATCAACCAATGTATGAAGAAGTTTTAGCGGCACATCAAAAAAGTAATTTTAAATTCAAATTGTTTGGGCCAGAAGACATTAGCAAATGGAACTATTTGGTTGAGGGTGACAAACCTTACCCTATGCCCGAAGGACTTAGATTATATAGGATGTGGCAAGGCGGTGATGCCAAAAGGAATACTTGGAGAACTTTGGATCTTTCACAAGCACGAGGTTCTGGAATGTCTGCATTAGTTGATGCCGCAGAAAATAATTTTAAACATATTTTTTGTATAGCATTTGACATACTTGGTGCAGATCAATGGAGACAGGAACGAGGAATACAAGCAAGAAAACAAAACAATATCTACAAAAACACTGACAATTATCCAACAAGAATGAACATGAAGGCATATTTAAAGTACGAATGGATGTATCAATTGGCGCAGATATCTAGACAGTTTCCCAACAGCAACATATATTTGATCAATAGAAAAGAAAATCTAAAAGGTAATCCTCTTTTAAACCACTATGCAAAATATAGTAGGGGCAACATGTATGGCGCCCACTATGCCGAACTACAAAAATTTATTATTGATCCCAAAGACCCTAGAGATTTTTTTAAATTTAGTATAAACCCTTAATTATAAAAACATAGTAGAACTGGCATCTAGTTTATAGATGTTACGCATTTTAACGCCAACGCTTTGAGCGAATTTTTTACAGTCGCAGTTGGGACAGACATGTTTGTAATCGTTTGTTGCTCTTCCTGGATCAACTTTTGCCCTGGCACGTAAGAATATTACACCACAGCAGTCACATTTAAAAACATAAATGGTGCTTTTGCGTTTAAAGGAATGGTAAATGCCAAGTTTGCTTTGGCGTTCATAAAGTCGGAGTGTTTTGAGTGTTTCTACGAACATAATTGCTCCACAAATTATTTAATAAATAGTGTAAAGGATTATACGAGTAGATTTAATAAAACATGAGTAGATTAATCATAGACACCGGCACCCTAGGAAATCCAGCCACTGGAGACACTCTTAGAACCGCAATGGGCAAAATCAATGACAACTTTCTTGAAGTTTACGATGATTTAGCAGGCGCTGGATTGGGTGGACAATTAACAAACACAACCACAAACGGTAATGTTATTATTCAACCCAACGGCACAGGAATAGTAGAAGTTGATCAACTACAGATCAACGGTGACAACATCACTTCATTGTTCACAAATGGTGATCTTACACTGT